AAAAGATTTGTCCAATGGTGGAATACAAATGAAAGTTAAAATTTCAGACTATCGCTATCGTTGGACTTCGCAAATTCATTATGATTACATGAATAAAAAATACGATCATGAATGGGAAGACAACACTAATCTCTTTGAAAGCTTTTTGCAAAAATTTGAAAACATTCTAGACTGGCTATATAACGTCACCATTAACCGTATCTTAGATAATCTAACAGGGCAACAGTTCAACGTACGTATTGATCCATATGATACATGGTCTATGGATTATACTCTTTCGCATATTATTGTTCCTATGCTAGTACAACTAAAAGCTACTAAACATGGCGCGCCATGGACTGACGATGAGGATGTGCCAGAAGAACTTCGTAGCACTAACGGTCCGCCTAAAGAAAATGAATGGGACACAGATGTCTTTCACTTCAAGCGCTGGGATTGGGTTCTTGATGAAATGATTTGGGCCTTTGAACAGAAATGTCGAGATGATTGGGAAAGCGATTATTACGAACTGGATGAACTAGAAACACTCGCGTTTGGTCAAAACATTGGATGGCAAAATAAAGAAGGTCGCATAGCACATCAAAAACGCATGACAAACGGATTTAGACTGTTTGGAAAATATTACGAACATTTGTGGGATTAAAATATGTTTACTATTGAAATGGATTGGGACGAAACAGCTATTACGATCTTAGATCAAGACGGAGAACATGAGGATGTACAGTTTTACATCTATGATGACATGGTGTATATCAGACAATGGGATGAAGATTACGCGAAGCATATATTGATTACTATGTCTCCAGGAATGTTCGATGAGTTAATTAAATCCATGCACCTGCCTGAGGGCTCTTATTTAACACGTAAACCGGAGGAAAAAAGTTGATTACAATTTACGGGACTAGCGTATGTCCATTCTGCACTCGTGCTAAAAATCTTGTTAAAAGATATGATTTGCAACACGAATTTAAAAATATAGAATATCAAGCATTTCGAGATGAGCTAGATGCTAAAGGAATCACGTACTCTACAGTACCGCAAATCTGGTGGGACGATAGGTATATCGGTGGTTACACTGAACTTACTGCAGAAATTGAAAATACTGTTGGAGGCTATGGCGACGGAAAATTGTAGTTGACACTGCTTTCAGAACATATTATATTAAGTATATAAGGTAAAGCAAAAGGAATCACTCGATGGTTATGACTTGGACAAACGCAGTAGAATATGTTGTTTCAAAGGGTATGAAGCCGGTATCTGAAAGTCCTTTCAGTGATCAAAATCGAGTGTATTTTGCCTACGGTTCAAATGATGTTTTTCTTGACCACTCGGCTACTGTTACCCAAGTAGGTAAAAACGAATTTCGCGTTGCTGATTATTCACATCTTCGTAAGGTATAAAAAATGAAACAAGAAGAATTTGATAAACTGTTGACATATAATAAGTCTAGACTTATCGTAGATATTTGGAATCTTCACAACCGTCTTGGAGAACTTGAAAGACAGATTAAGGAATTGAAAGCGCAATGACATTTACAGTATGGTTTGAAGACAACAAAGAACGTATAGAGCCGCTATTGCGTGGCGATGCCGAAGAAGCATTGTATGAAGCGTATAATGCAGGCATGGAACATATGGCTAAATTTATGGCATCCACCCTTACTCCTGTCAAGTGGGATGAAGATCGTAGAGGAGATGAATTTTCATGAGCATGCATTTAGTACATGGCGTACAAGTTCACGGTAAATCTAAAATTAAGAAAAAGCCAGGCTGGAAACAAAAACTAGCTGAACACGAAGAATTTCTTAAACGTATGGGTGTGAAAAACACCAAGTCTAACTATCGACACGATATTCCAAATTATAAAACTGGCCCTCGTGTAACTAGCGACGTTATCTGTTCTCACGGTCCTGCAAAAGAACCTAAAGAATATACTGGCAACGAAATTAGTGGCATTGCAACTATGCATAAAAGCAATGCTGTTCCTATCCGTAAAGATAACAAGCAAGCAGCAATTGATGTTGCCGCAATGCGGAGATAATATGTAAACTAATAAATATCCTTATTAGCATGGGGATATATTATGACTTGGTATTACAAAGGTGAGGAATTCACTTCTGAGATGATTGAAGACAACGTTGGATTTGTTTACTTGATTACAGACACCTCTAATGATAAGAAATACGTCGGCAAAAAATTGCTTACTTCAGTGCGAAAGCTTCCACCTCTTAAAGGCAAAACAAGAAAAAGAACAGTAGTAAAAGAAACAGACTGGCAAAAATACTACGGTTCTTCTGAACAAGTTAAATTGATGGTAGAAGAAAAGGGCGTGGATAACTTCTATAGAGAAATTTTGTATCTCTGTATTTCAAAAGGCCAGCTTGGCTACTTAGAAGCAAAATACCAGTTTGAACATGATGTACTTTTACGTGATGATTTTTACAACGGAATTATACAATGTAAAATCCACAGAAATCATGTAAAATCTCTAAAAGAATAGTTGACATTTACTAAGATATGACTTATATTGTATTATGAAACAAGCTTGAAGGAAACGACTATGATCATCAAACGCAAAAGTGTTCTTACTGGTACAATTCGTTCTCGCAATATTCCTGTAAACCCCGAAGACATGGCTCTCTGGGATACGGGAGTAGTTGCAATTGAAGAGGCGATGCCTTATTTGAATGATACAGATCGCGAATTTATCCTCTCGGGTATTACTACTGAAGAATGGAAAGACGCGTTTTCGCAGCAACTCCAAGATATTGTTTCGGATGTTCTATGATAATTTTATTTAACGGTCCTCCAGGGTCAGGCAAAGATGCTGCAGCAGATTTCTTTAAGGAATCTGGCTTCAAGCACCTTTCTTTTAAATACCAGCTTTATAAAGAAACTATCAAGTATTTTGATGTTGAAGAGAAATGGTTTATGGACGGCTATAAAGATCGTTCTGAAAAAGAAAAACCTAGCTTTCTTCTCAATCACATGTCTAGGCGCGAAGCAATGATTCATGTCTCAGAACAAATCGTTAAACCTAAGCAAGGCTTAGATTATTTTGGTAAGCAAGTAGCAAATGAAATCAATTTAACAAAAAACTATGCTATCTCAGATGGCGGATTTATAGATGAATTGATACCCGTTATAAATAAAGTTGGAGCAGAAAACTTTGTATTAGTACAACTAGTCCGCGAAGGATGTAGTTACTCATCTGACTCTAGACGTTATTTAGATGGAAATCTATACGAACAGTTCATTTTATCCTATGAAATACCAATAGAAAAAAAGTACATCTTGCCACATAAATTTGATGTGAAGATGTACAGGATTCAAAACAATGGAACTCTCGAAGCGTTTTACGAAGTACTCAATAGTATTTACGAAAAGGAAGTATATGCAAGAGAAATCAAAAAAGAAAAGCAAAGAAAAGCCTGCTAGTAAGTTTTTTTACGAAAACCCGTATGATATTGAAACATTTTTTGAAGGTCTCCAAGCATCAATTAAAAATGGAAAAGAACTACAATACGTAGATAGGGTTATATCTAAATTAAGAGCAGATCCAACTCAAGACATTACTACTATAATATTTAACATCTTAAAAGATTTTGATATTTTAAAACTTGATAAAAAATAGGAGCACTATATTATGTTGACTAAAGAAGATGTACAAAAACAATTGCACCAAGGTCTTTGTGAAGTTTCGTTTACAAAGGTAAATGGCGAAGAGCGTGTTATGAAATGCACTCTAAAAGAAGATCTTCTTCCTGCGCAGATTGATGTAGAAGAAGAAATTCAAAAGAAATCCAAGAAATCTAACCCCGATATTTGTGCGGTTTATGATGTTGTTGCAGAAGGCTGGCGTTCTTTTCGTTGGGACCTGCTTATTTCTTGCAAAGTGGAGTAATAAATGAGTTGCGTTTATAAAGGCGAAGTTGTAGAAACTGAGCTATCTAAAAATTCTAATGGTGGTACTGAGATGATGCGCAAGCGTCTGATCGATAATGTTAATAAAGAATTGTTGCAGCATTATGCGATCCACCTATCTCGCCCGCGTGAAATTTATTCCGATGTTAAAAACATTTTGTGGTGCCATGATCTTGCAGAAGATCCAGAAAACAAAATTCTTCTCAACGAAGGTTGGAAGAAGTTTCACCACTTTGTGTTCGTAAGTGCGTGGCAGAGAGATCAATACGTTACTCTTTTTGGTATTCCATATTCAATGTGCAGTGTAATTCCTAATGCTATCGAAAAGCGATATGATCCAAAACCAAAAGATACAGATACTATTCGTTTTATCTATCATACGACCCCACATCGTGGTCTAGAGTTGCTTTATCCAATCTTTGATGCACTCTCAAGAAACCATGATAATATCCATCTCGATGTGTATTCATCATTTGCGGCGTATGGTTGGCCTCAAAGAGATGATCCTTATGTAGAGTTATTTTCGCAAATTCACGATCATCCTAACATGT